GTAAGATTTCAAATGCTAGATGGTCTGTAAAGAACTTATTAAGTCCTGAACCAAATGCAGATAAGTCTTGTATTTGACCACCCATTCCATTAATAAGAAACACTTGTCCTCTCTTGGCATCTATAGTCACTTGTCCATTAGGAATCTTTAGTAAGAACTTATTTTGACTTCCTACATATCCAAGATCTGTTTCAGCAAAATCAACTGGAGGAGAACTCCTAAATAATGTATCATTACCTAAATAAGCAGCCTGAGGGTTACTTGTATTCACCGTTAACAATGTATTGTATAACAATGACTTATTCTCAAATCTAGCTAGAATAGCTTTGTTCTGAATACCATCTAGTGATGTTAAATTACCAAAGTTTTGAGGAAAGTCAAAGAATGCTACAGGAGCATAATTTAACCAGCTATTTACTCTTACGCTTGGATTATTAGCTTGTGCCTCAGAATAGATTGCTCTGAATGGAAAGTTTGTATAACACTGGTTGTCATCAAAATCTACAGGTAAGTGAGAAAAGAAATTTTCTTTATTCTGTTTTGAATATGTTACATTATATGTATATGTATTATCAAACTGAATTGGAACAACAGATTGTTGTAACCAGTTATCAGGAATACCTGAGCTCACGTGTGGATAGTAATCACCCTCTAAGTTATTAAATGCTTGACGCAAGTCTACATTTATAGAACTTTCTACATAGTAATAAGGAATACCATAAGCAAATAGATACATCTTACCATCATATGAATAAGTTGTATCACTCATTGATGTGCTACCTGGAGCAGCTGTAGTAGATGTAGTAGTGGTAGTATTACTTATAATAGTATAATCATTAGGGCAATCAAGATAATGTGCCTTAACAGATATAATATTTTTTAATGTTGTTGTACCAGCTTTATAGTTACTTAGTATAGATCTAGCAGAGTACCAGTACTGTGGATAAGCCACATTACCTAACTCATCATAAAATATATCACTATCATCAGGAGCTCCCACTCTATTATCAATAAAGAAAGGAAGTTTAGTTTTATAGGCAAATCTGCCAATAAATGTATCTCCACCAAATACAGTATCAACTCCTGCTACATCAGATAAATGTTTTTGAAAACCTGTATCAATAGTTTGATATGAATATAGTTGTCCCCACTGATTAATATTTATGTTCTTAATAGATCCATAGTAAGATACCACTTTAATAGGCTCTTGTGTTTCTGGGGATGCACAAGCATCTCTTTGAGAAATTGTAAATCTTGAATCATCAGTAATTAAACTATTTCCAGCAACTACTAAAGATGGAGTTTGCTCAGCAAATGGTAATGGGGTTATGGCATCTAGTGTTTTTAAATAAACAGAAGACTCTCTCTGAAAGTTATTTACGTTATAAGTATCACCAACAGATTGAAAACCAGGAATAAGATATTGATATAAATCAAGTTCTCTTTGTTTAACACCTATGTTACCAAATGCATCAGGAGCAGCGTTTTGAACATCTGCATTATAGTCATATTGAGCAGTAGAGTTAAATGAATATGTAAAGTTTCTTCTGCTAATACCATTAATGTAAATTGTTAAATACGCTTGATAAGCAGTAAACATTGCAGTCGCATTAAATGGAGCTACTACATTAGCAATGTTATAACTTGAGGCCAATGCATCTACTTGAGCTTGTTTACTAATTAGCTTATATAGTGCGTGATTTTTAACTTGTACAAAGTGGGCTCTACCTCCTCCAAATACAGCACTTTCTAACTTAAGAATATTACCTAAGTAAGGTTGTCCAAAAGAAGTCTCTGGTGAATTAAACACCATTCTATATTTAGAAGTGTTATCAAATCCACTTAAGTTATTTGGATAACAGTTTGTATTTTTATCATTAGTTGTTTCTAATATTGTATACTTCTCAGATCCACTTACACGACTAGGAACAGTTGTAGAATTTACAGTAGTAGGAGTATTTGGTACAACAGTTAAATTAACACTTACTAATGAAACTGGATCAGTGTATATAAATGATGTAGGTGATCCATAAGAAGTTAATGTATAAGAAATAGCTGTAACGTTAGTAAATGTAGCAACTCCTGTAATTACTAAAGGAACTGTAACAGAACATAATTCTGTCATGCCAAGAGGCATATTGATTGCTATTACTTCTCCTGAATAACAATTAGTATATTGTAATGTACCAGCTGTAGTTACTACAACTTTAAATGTTTTACATTGAGAATTGTATGCATTATTTTGTTCAAGTAAGAATGGATCAGTCTTAATATCATTATAAGGATAGTTAGGATAATAGTAATAAGTAGCATTAGGACTAGTTGGGTCCTCTCTTGTGTACTTACCAACATTTCTTAACATACCTTTTGCTACAATAGATTTGTTTGTAGATCTATCACCTCTTACAATTTTATATGCAACTATATCAGCTTTTTGATCAGCTGTTAGATTAGAGTTGTCAATTAACGATGTTACCTGTTGTGTATTTATTTTAACACCAATAGGATATAAAGCATTTGACTTTTGAAGTTCTGGAAGATTATAGTTTGGAGTTTGTGACTCAAACATTGGACTAACTAGAATATCAGGAAATTTATGATGACGAATCTTTTGTCCAGCTAAATCCCCATATAAAAGAGTGTTACATGGATATTCCTCATTAGATTCCCAATACGCAAAATTACCATATTCATATGGTGTAGCACTTCCAATATTAGGACCAATAGCAGTTCCTACTATAGAAGCTGTATTGTAAATCTTCCAATAAGGAGCAGTTGTTCCTGTACCAATAAAGTCAGCATTTGTAGATTTATTAACAACCACTAAGTCATCAGAAGTTGCAACTCTACCAGGAATATGAAAACCATCTGTTTGTTTACCATTTCTTAATAGAAAAACAATTTCAAATGCATATATTTCATCTCTAAGATAACCTCTTAAGTTTGTAGCGTTTAATTCATTTGCATAGTCTTCACCAGCAGGAATTTTATAAGTTTGCCATTGAAGATCAATCTTACTAGCAATACTTTGATAATTAATTTTATCAATAGATGTAAGTTGGTCCCATACAAGAATATCTTGTACAGCTGTTACATCTTGTGCAATTTCATAGTACGGAAACTTTTCAAATATATCAGCAATTGCTAAACTAATAGCTGTTACATCTTGTCCTGTATAAGTAATTTGATTTGTAGCACCATCAATAAAATATGTACCTACTAATTGAACAGAGGTGATATCATTTATTGTTTTAATTACAGCTAGATTGTAATATTCAAAGTATCCTGTTAAATCAATATTGCTTATATCTACTACAATAGATCTACCTACAGCGTAATCAAAGTTAGCTGTGGTTAATTTTGGATTAGCAATAGGAGTTGGATTAGTTACTGAATAGTAAGAAGTGTATGCATCTCCTTGGGCACTACAATATTGAATAGCAAATTGATATGTACCAGCTTTTAAATCTCCACCATTAATAACATCAACAACTTCTAAATCTGGAATACTAAAATTAGGTTGTATCTTTAATTTATTACAATCAAGTATTGGTGTTACAATAGGATCACAAATAACACCATCTGGAAAAGTTGTAATATATGGAATGTTATCAAGATCTAAATATCTTCTAGGGTTTAATCCATCTGTCCAATAAATCTCTGTACTACAGTTTGAAATCTTGTGTACAGCTTTTTGTATTGGATAGTTAATATTAAAATTTAAACAAAGTCCTTCTACATATATGTGATAGATACAATCGTTGTTATCCATGTATCCAATCTGAGAAGCCCCAGTTTCAGGATTAGTTAAAAAGAATATATGTTGATTCTTTTCTTGAATAAAATGTGTTCCAATAAGATGAAAATTCTCAGGAAAGTTTAGACATAACTCATTACCTGGTTCATTTTGATAGTTTACAGCAGTAGCACTAAAATTCTCAACAGATGCATTTAAGGCATACGTAAGCTTACCCTTCTCAACCTGATTTACAGATGAGTCCATGTTTAGTCCAGTTCTACCTAAACTAAATTCCTGTCTAATATTTCCTTGTTCTTGCTCTGCCATAATTATTAATTATTTCTTCTCCTGCCGTATCTGTTAGTTCTGTTAGGTAGTTCATATTGAGCAAACCTTTGCAAATCATTTTTAATTCTTCTTTGCTTCTCCCAAGGAGTTTGTTTCTTAATCTCAATATCAGCCATGATAAATGCCTCATCATGTAACTGTTTGTAATAAGCTAGCTTTTGTTGTATTTGTTGGAAGGTCTCATCATTAATTTGATTTGAAAGAGTTTCAAACACTTTATATTTAATGAACGCTTCTACAAATTCTCTAATACGATAGTTATCAGGAATTAATTGATTGCCTATATTATCATACTCTGTAGCATAAAATAATAAATGTACTACACCATTTCTGAAGTTAGTAACAAATTTGTTATCTCTAATGTCAAATGAATCATAACCAGCAGAACCAGGAGTGAACTCATGTACTGTTGGAGGTGGAGCATAAAACTCCCAAGCATTACTGTATTCAACTTCACAGTTGTTTCTTGCAGAAATGTTACCTGGTTTTAATAAATACTCTTGTCTATAAGATCTAGCTATTGCATTGTTTGTTTTGTACACAGCTTGTATAAGCTCAGGCATACATGTAGGGCAACCTGTTGTACATTGAGGATTGGTACAAGGTACTGTTCCACTAATGATAGGTGCTATTTGAATAGTTGTTTGAGAGGCAGCTTGAGAATAAAATGAATTAGCTGATTGATAAGGATAACCTGGTATCTCTGTACACATCCAAGCTTCTCTAGCGGCAAAAAAGTTATCAGGAAGTCTAGCCTGGAAGTCTTCAATATAAAGAACTTGCTCAGCAATAGCATAAGTTGTCCTACCTAACTTGTTTAAACACTTGTTTAAATAAGTAGGGAAAAGCAAATCATCCACAGCTCCTGTGTCAAAATAGCTTTTTAATTCTTCTTTAACAGTTGCATAAACTGGTTCAGGAGATACAAATCTGTACTTATAATAGTATGACATAATTTATTTTTTCCACTCACGATAGATGTGTTGATACGTATCGTTTGTTTTTATATAATGTGAGAGCAATCTTGATGTGACTCTTGAAGGTTTAAAATACCACAAGTCTATGTTTCTTAGTCTGGCAGTTTCTTTAAACCATACCCAGCCAAAAAAATAACCCTCTGTGTGATAATTAAAGTTGTATATAATTTTTCCTTTCTCTTTAGACTTTTGCCAGTCTACTGGTAAGTTAATGTACTCCTTACCGTTGATATCTTTAACCTTCTTTCTTTTCTTTTTATTGATTGAAAACTCACCAAATCCAAAAGGTAGCTTTGCTTTTTCTCCAGTTTCTAATATATAACTTTTAAAATTCTCATTGTAAGAATATAAAATGTTTCTCCACTCATCAAATGTAATTTTAATTGTGGGATGCTTTTTGCAAAAGTTATTGTAGTTTTCTTTACTGGAGCTTCTCCAATCAATTTTTGTCCTCATTACTGGGTTGGTTGTGCATTAGGAGCTTGCCCATCAACACCGTTATCTGCCATATCTGTTTTAATACTAAAATATGTAGATAATAATTTTTGAGACGTAAGCTCTAATACTTGTTTCTCAAGATATCCTGGACAACCATATTCCTTATCCAAAGGATTTTTGCAGTATTCTTCATTAGTAACCTCAGGACCAGTTCCACATCCGCACTCTGGATATGCAATATCATTAGGAATATCTTCTTCAAAGAATGCTGATATCCTAACTGATTTTAAATTTGGATTACTCAAATATAAGTAACCTTCATTTGCTATCCAATAGTATGTTTGTTTTTTAATAATAGGAAGTCCTAGTAAGTTTAAATATCTATTGATTGTAATCTCTTTAAACTTTGTACCCATTCCTCCCATAGCGTTTATAGAGTAAACACCTTGAATAAGATATTGATAATTTCCTTCTGTAATCCTAGGAAGCTTGTATTTACTTCTAGAAACAGTGCATGGGTCTACATAATTACAACAGTCAGAAATAGGAACTTCTACCATTTCCAAACATTGGATGGTATTAAAGACAGTATCAGTAGCCCAAAGCTTTCTGAGATTTGTCTCACGTTTAACTAATAACTGTGTGTTGTTTCTAATTTCTGATGCAATAACCCTATCTGTGATAACGTTATCTGTGGATATAAGCTTATGCATTCCACGCACATCTGAAACTAACTTACGTAATGTTGCCATTATAAATACTGTTTAAATATATTTGTCATTCCTGACCCTTGTTCTATTAAGAATCCAGTCACTTCTGCTTTAGACATTGTGTGACCGTTCTTATCATCCCAAAGGCTTTTAGCATTAGAAAATGCTGGTATTTGGTAAAATTTAATACCATTAAAGTCGTGACTTACTTCATGGTGTTTGTCTCCTGTGAATATGTAGAAGTTGTTATGGAAAGACCATCCTTCTCTATATTCTATTGGGAATAATGCTGCTAACTTAGCAGGCTTAATTGCATCTCCATGGTTAAACATTAATGCTGAACCACCATAACTTATATACTTTCTATACTTAGGACTAACATCAAATGTAAGTCTAGTTGTATTTCTGAAATAAGATTGTAACCAAGTAACTAAATGCCATCCTACAAACTCATCATGATTACCTGCTACATAGATTACATTTACACTTTCAGCATATTGTAATAACATTGTAATCATTAACACCTCATGGTCACATATAAAACTAAATGAATCTTGATATGTATGGGTGTTTGTTTGAGGAGTACCTTTAGTTGTAGTTCCTGTAAATTCACTATTGAATTCATCAGAACCAATGATATATGTAATTTGTTCTAGGTTATTTGAAAGTTGTGCTTGATTAGCAATAAGTTCCACCTTGTACATAATAGAAGCTAGTCTATCAGTGATGTTATTATTACCATCAATATCATATTTGTTTAAATGAGAATCCTGTTTGTTAATAACCAACATAGCAGGAAACTTATGCTCAGAGAACTTAGGAATCATAACCTCTTGACTCACAGGCTTATATGAAGCTAAAAAGTCCACAAAGCTATCTTGAAACACTTGCTCTGCAGACTTCTTTCCTAACCAGGCTTTTACTTGCCAGTGTGGACTATCTCCGTTCCCCCAATAGTTTTGTACGTATTTAGTTATCTCCCACTTATCTGTGTCTATCTTACACTTCTCAATAAGCTCATCAAGGCTTTTAATCTCTTCTGAGACATTGGCTACAATCTCTCCAGTTCCTTTTACTAGGTCTTCTGTAAACTTAACTACAGTGTCCTCTAGATCAGATATGTAGTTGCCAGTAATGGCTTCTTCTTCTCTCTTTCTAATATCTGTTAATAACTCGTCAATCTCTAATTCTGTCACTCCTAGCTTGTCAGCGTAATATTTCTTTGATTTTTTCCAGTGTAACATCTGCTGTAGCTGCTCCAAAAGGGGTTGGTTTCCAGACATATAAGTTTTAAGTTTGGTTAAAATTAAAGTAAAGGTATGAAACTTTTTTGATATTTTCCAAATTTAGTTAACTAATTTAATTATATAGTTTAATCAATTTGATTAGAGTTCAAAAAAAAACCCCCAGCCTAGAAAGGCCAGGGGATGCCCTGTAAACCAACAAACAGGGTTTTTGATTAGTTACTATGGACAAGGTCCTATTTCTGTTATAAAAATAAACCCAGAAGTTGAATCTACAGAATTTCTCTGTGCACAAAATTCTCTACATCTTTCGTTTAATAGATCTCTTTCTACAACTATTCCATTACAATCTATGTAAGTATAAGGATAAGCATCTCCTCTATCTCCTGTACCATCATTTGCACAAACCTCATATTCATAACACTCAATAGGAGGTACTAGAGTTGTAGTAGTACTAGTTGTACTAGTTGTTGTAGCAGGAGCTCCTGATACATCTAAATAAAGATCTCTTTCACAAGCTCCTACAGATCTAACTAAAACCTCTGTTGTTCCATCAGGAAGAGTTGCATCATATCCAGCTACCAGAGATGCTCTAGATACACCAGAGATGATTATTGTTGAAAACCCATTTGCATTTGAGTAAATATTGAAAGGTCCTGTATCAGATCCAGCTGTTGTTAAAGTTATTAATACTGTCATGTTGGTTTATTTAATTAAGGTAATTTTATCCAATCAGATCCAGAATTTGTAGATCTCCAAAGTCCAGTTGTTTCTGAAGCAATTGCTACATATGAATTATAAGAAATTGATACACCATTCCAAAGTTGAAAATTTGTCACTGGAGAAAGCGTACCAAATGAAACTGATTTATATAATCTACTTGTACCTGTAAATTGTTGCATAGCTATAATATTTGTACCGCTTCCATCTATAGTTATATCACGCCATGAAGTAGAAACTCCACCAAAATTTGCGTAGGTTTCTCCATAGTCTATACTTCTTTTCAATTGAACAGCTCCAGGACTAAAACCATAAGTCCCACCTTCATTAGCAACAACAACCTTTGACCCATCTGCATTTGTACTCACTGCAAAATATGTTTGATTTTCATCAATTCCTTTAGGTGTAAAAATACTTGAGGCACTTGTTGTTCTTCCTACAGTAGCGTCAAATGGTCCAATAGTAGCATTAATGCTAGCAGCATATTGACGATCACCTGAACTATTTATTGCAACATCATATGGCATTTGAGGGTAACTATCTGTATTACCTACAACTTCAAATGACACTCTTGCAAAAGATACTCCATAATCTGAAGATCTCCAAACCTGATTTAAGTATGGAGGGTTTAGTGCTTCACCTGAATTCATTGCCCCAAGTATTACATATTGACCTGTTCTATTTGTAGCAATTGAAGAATATCCATTAGTTACACTCCCTGTAATATTCCAATTAACACCATAGTCTGTAGATCTTACAATAACAGAAGGTTGTCCTGATTGTTGTACAGTGCAATATATATATTGACCTGTTCCACTTATTGCAACTCGTTTTATGAAATATGTTGCAGCAGCTACAAAAACTGATCTATATGTAAGTCCATAGTCATTAGAAATATATAACTTATTATTTGTTACACATATTACAGCTACGTATTTACCATCATTTGAGCCAGTAACATCATCTCTACTTACAGCAACACTAGCAAAATCAAGATTGTTAGTTGGGTTAATTGTAGTGGTTGTAGTTGTAGTGCTAGCACATGGAATAGCTTGTGATATTACGTTTGTGCAAGCTCCAGTAGATGTTACTGTCACTTGGCTAGCAGAGTTATCTACATCAACAATTTTACCTGCAAGCAATTCTGCTTTTGTAGCAGTTGATGGACTTACACTACCAACATCTGCTGTAAGATTAAAGTTTGGTCCTAAGTTAGCACCTAACCCAGCTCCTAATGTTAATGTTATATTTATTGCCATTTTTTATTTTATTTATATACATGCACCATCACACCCTGCAAATGTATTCAACACAAGATAACTTCCTATATCACCACTTACTACTGTATATGGTACTGTGGTTAAAGATGCACCTGCATTATTAGCACAATTAGCATCATTAGAAATATTACCACTTGTATAAACATTTGCATATGTATCAGGCGGCCCACATGGAACATATATATTTAATTCTACATAAATTGTATCACCTGGATAAACATTATATGTTCCATTTGAAGTTGAAGTTCTTGTTTCAATTGGATTGCCATTTACATATAATACCATTTCTCCAGCAGGTCCACCTGTTTCACTAAAACTCCATTGTAGAGTAGCATATCCTGAAGGAGCGTTACAAACTACAGTGAGTCCATTATAATTACATTGAGGTAGAGTAGTTGTACTAGTTGTAGTACATGGATAGTTTGCATAACAGCATCCTCCATAAGTTATAGCACTTAAACGAGCACCAACAATTGAACCTCTTAATATACCACAACCTGAGTAAGTTCCAGATGGTTCTTGAGTCATACAACCAACAATACCTACAGCTTGACCATAAGGAAGATACACATAATATGTGTTTCCAGAACAATCATCATATGATATAGTTTGACTAAATCCATATGCTAAATTATTTTCTACTATAACATCTCCTACACAAGGACAGGGAAAGTCTTGATATTTAGGAGCTCTTGTATCAGGATAGCTTTCCCAAGGACTAACATAAGGATCTATATAATAGTATGTATTAGCCTCTCCTTTAGTCATAATGCTGCCATCAAGAGGTGGAGTTGTTCCAGCCTTTTGTCTGTATCCCATTGTAGCAAGATTAGCTCCTGTTACTAAGTAATTATTAACTTTCATTATTGGTTTAATTTAGCTTCTAATTCTGCTATGCGTTTTTCTAAGGCTGCTATTTTTAATGTATGTACATCTGAATAATTAACCACTAGTTTCTCATCACCAGATACTAAATCTGGAAGCACTGATTGTACTTGCTGTGCTGAGTAACCATATCTAACTTGATTAGATTCTTCATCTGTTCTTGTAAACTTAATTACATCTAATGGTAAATCTATAGATGGATTAGTTTCTAATACATTTTTAAATCTTATATCTGATGTTTCATAAAATGAACCAGCATTTAATTGAGAACCACTAATGGTAACTCCTGAATTTGCTGTTGCACTATTTGATGTTCCATTAGCAGTAAGTACATAACCAGCTGTTGTAGGAGAAATAGAATTAAATCCTGTTCCATTAGCTCCACTGGTTCCACTGGTTCCACTAGTTCCACCTGTACTAGCTCCAGAAGAACCTGAAGTACCTGATGTACCTCCAGTGCTTGCACCTGAAGTACCAGAAGTTCCCCCAGTACTTTGTCCTGAAGACCCTGAAGTTCCAGAAGTACCTCCAGTACTTTGACCTGAAGATCCACTTGTTCCTGTTGTACCACTAGAACCTGAAGATCCACTAGTTCCTGTCGTTCCTGAAGTACCTGTTGTACCACTTGTACCTGAAGAACCGCTAGAACCAGATGTTCCACTTGTTCCACTAGTTCCTGAAGAACCTGATGTTCCAGTTGTTCCACTTGTGCCTGTTGTACCACTTGTACCTGTAGTTCCTGAGGTTCCAGATGTACCTGACGTACCACTTGTACCACTTGTACCAGATGTACCAGTGGTTCCAGATGTGCCTGATGTACCAGTAGTACCGCTAGAACCAGCTGTTCCAGATGTTCCTGAACTACCAGCAGCACCTACAGGAACTAACATAAATGTTTCACCACTAACAGGATCTGTACCCTGAGCTGCAGTTTGAGTAACTATAAATCTTTCAAAACCCACTTCAAAAGGAGAAGTAGATACAATTTCTAATATTTTAAATCTAGAAGAATCAACCGTACTAACTAGCTTAAGTGCTGAGAAAGGATTTAATGCATCTAGATATGCTGAGAAGTCAGCACTAGGATTATATGATAAATCACTGATTGCAATTTGAGAAGCAGACGCTAACCAACTTGCATCATTTAAAGCAAAATATGTAGCACCAGGATTAATATTTGTATTTGTACTAGGATTATATCTCCATAGTGCAAGACCTCCTTCAAAGCCTGATGTACCTGAAGTGCCAGTTGTTCCACTGGTGCCAGTTGTTCCTGAAGTACCTGTAGTACCTGAGGTACCAGTTGTTCCACTAGTACCAGTGGTTCCACTAGTTCCTGTTGTACCACTAGTACCAGTTGTTCCTGAAGTTCCAGATGTACCAGTTGTTCCGTGAGTACCATCTGTACCACTTGTACCAGAGGTCCCATCTACACCACTTGTACCAGCAGTACCTGATGTACCTGTAAGACCACTTGTGCCATTTGCACCACTAGTTCCATTAATACCACTTGTTCCATCCGCACCTCTTCCACCAGATGTTCCACTGGTTCCTGAAGCACCGTTTGTACCACTTAAACCAGAAGTACCTGAGGTACCGTTACCACCAGATGTACCATTAGCACCAGACGTACCAGATGTACCAGCAGCTCCTGGTGTACCATTGATACCAGAAGTTCCTGATGTACCACTAGTGCCACGAGTACCAGAAGAACCAGACGTACCTGAAGTACCTGTTCCTCCACCACCTGTACCAATAGCATCATCTAATTTTTCTATAGTAAGAGTTAGGCAGTCTCCGTTTTGAACTCCTGAGTTTGGTAAATTAGGACCAACATATATTACATTATTTGAATTACTAATGCACTCAGCACATCCACAGTTTTCACTAGGATGATAGTAAGCGTCATAGCAAGGTGTACCAGGTAAACAAGACATTTATAGTTGATTTAGAATATTAAGGAATATACATGATGTAGTAAGCAGCAAGTACAGGTTGAATGTTTGGATGACCTTGATTTGCTCCAGTATTTGTATTACTTACGTTTACGGTTGTTGCTACAGTGATACCTGTTGTAGAAGTTGTAGTTTGAACATTTTTTGGTGTTCTATTTACAATACCAATGTTACCTGCACTATCCCAACCTTCAGGTGTGTTACCTACAAAGTGACTATGACCAGGATCTGTTACAATAGATGTAGCACTTGCTGTTGCACCATGTGTATGACTAGGAAGTTGATTAACGTTTATAGCCACTGTATTTGCACCAGCAATATCTTCAAGATCATAATTTGGATTACCAGCATAAACAGGATCTACAGCAGCATTTAATGGTCCACCAGGAACATTAAGAATAGCTCCTACACCAACTCTACCTCTTTTATCAGGAGTGCCGTTAGAGCCATTACATAAATAGATTTTGTCCCATCCTAATGTTCCTACACCAGCACCTGTACCATCAAAGTTTGTAAGAGGACCATAGTATTCAACCACTGTAAAAGGAACCATCTTTAAATAGTTCTGAGTTACATTACCTGATTGACCAGCTATGTATGCAGCTATTAATGAATCTAATTCAGATAGTTTTACATAGTTTGTACTTACATCTAAACTTAATGCTGCTAAATCTGCTACTACAACACAAAGTCTTGTAATAACAGCTTGTAAGATAGCATGTGTGTCAGAAGAGGCTGTTACACCTGTAAGACAACCTATTGTATAATCTGCATTTAATACAGCAATATCAGCAGCAACGGCAGTCACCTGAGCTTGTAAACTACAAACAGATTTAACTAACGCTGTGAATAATTGAGTAGAATTAGGAGAAGTGATTCCTATTAAGAATCCATTTATAAGAGCACACTTATCACCAGAAGCAATAGTTATAACATCACCTGTACCAGTTAATAATGGAACAAGTTTAGTTGTAATCATTTCTTCTACATGAAGCAATGTATCTCCTGTAGTAATATTTAGAGCAGGGATAGTTGGACCTGTATATCTAACACATTGGTCAGATACAGTCTCAACACATCCATTAAAACAACTTGTACAAGACATTTTATAATTTATTTATTTATTAACAATATTACTCTACTTGCAATCATTTCCACTGTAAAAGGTGCACAGTATTCTGGATTACAAAGTTTGTAAGTTAATATTTGTTTATAGTGCAGTAAGTCACCAATTACCTGTCCTGGAATAAAATAATTCAAGGAGTATACAATATTATTATACTGATCATTAGCTAACGCAGTTAGTCTAAGATCAATATCAGTTAATAGTGCAGGTATGCTAGCACACTCAATACAGTCCGTTAATCTTGGTGATAACATTTCTTATTCTTTGATTAATTTGTTTCAACTTGTTATTACATGCTGAACACAAGCCATTAATTAATTGACATCCGCAGCCTACTTTAAGGCCACAATCTCTACAGTTTGCCATATCAATAGAAGTTATTTATATAGTTGTTTCCAGAACAACCACAGTTGTTCCTAATAAAATTATCTAATTGTCTATCTGCCTGTACATATAATTTGTTGGCTGTATCTATAGCACAGTTATTAGCAGCAGCAATAGAGCCTTGAATCATATAATATATACTATTTAGATTCACTTTTGCTTGTGTTCTAATTGCACTATCACATTCCATCATATCAAGCTTCATGAAAGCATTATCAAATTTTTCTTGAATTCTTTCAGTACGCATTATGTTCTTTTCTACAAAATTTAAATACGCAGGAGCAACAGAATATTTCATATAGTATACACCATCTGGAAGAGGTTGCATACCTCCTGCAAGATTATTAAGTCCTAGTATAATAGAATTATAAACATTAAAATCTTGAGGTATAAAAGGAATAGACACAGGAACAGTATATCCAGGAATAGTAATCTCCATAGTTGGAGCAACAACATTAGGGGGCTGTGTATCATAAACTGATATATCAGCAACACCTAGTGTTTTTGTATTGAAAGTATTTATTACTAAAAAATCTAGAGTCATGTCTTTAAAATAAAAATGCCAGAGGACTTGAGATTATCCTCTCACCCTCTGGCATAGGTTAATATGATTCTACTTTTATTCTTAAGGAATCAAAGTAGTTGTTGTTGAAGTACTAGGCCAAATAGTAGTTGTAGTACTAGTTGTAGAAGTGATATCACCGCTTTCATCAACTGGAGCACCTAATGCTGGATTTAAGACAGCTAAGAAGCCAGCAGTTAAAGCTTGAGGAATTGCAAGAATTACTTGAGAATCTTCAATGATATAATCACCCCATTTGTAAGCTGATTTATCATACTCGTTAAACTTGATGTAAAGAGTATCATAAACAGTACCATCAGATACCCAGCTTTCAAAGTTTTCGTTGTACCCAACCATACGGTATAAGTGCTTCAAATAACCAGCTTGGTAGCTATAGAAATTCTTTTCTAATTGTTGAACCTCTGCAGAAGTACCAGAAACATAAGAACTACGTTGAGTAATTACAGCTTGAGCTACTTGGTTACAAGGATCAGCAACAATAAAGTCAGCAGTTGTAGCTGGACCAGAGAAGATGAATGTACGGAAGTACATACGATCGTATTCCCAAGGGAATGCAGCAACATCACATGGTTGTCCATACTGAGTTAAAGGTTTACCACTAATAACTAACTTAGCATCTTGATCATTACCAATTCTTTGGAATTGATAGAAAGTGCTGAAAGAAATGTTGTCAGGGTTGTTACCTGGAGCTTTTAACTCTAAGTGATAAATTAAATCATCAATTAAAGCAGGTACATCAACATCTGTACAAGGATCTGCACCACATGCTAAACATGGAGCATTTACAGTTACACTGCGAGTGAAACCGTTGAAATACAATGTGTTAATGTAGCTAGAGAAAGCACGCAATGTTAAAGTTACAACTTCACCTGGTTTTACAGTGAAATCACCAACTTCTGTTACTTGGTTAGCAGCAACTGGATTACCTACAACTTTGTACCACTCAGATACATTGTTTGCAGAAATCTTGTCAGAACGCTTAGAACCTTGTAGGTAAGTGTTTACTCTACCTTGAGCTACGTAAAAATAAGGGGCAGCCGCAATGTTACCTGCAGTTGCTACAGCATAGGTGTTAGTAAAAATACCAACTTGACCAGCTGTTAAGTCTTGTGTTGATCCAGAGCTAGGTAATGTATTTCCTACTGGTACAACAAAGAGGGAGGTTAATGAAAAATCCGCCATTTTGTTTTATTTTAAATTATGAAAAATTACTCGTTTGTTTGAATTCTCATCTGAGCTGTTTGAACTGCAGACAGGTTTTCTGTGTACATTGCTAAACTTTGAACTGTTAAATCTACTAATTCATCTTCTAAGTATAATTCAAGTTCGCAATTTTGGTCAATTGATGGTTGTCCATCAAAGTTAGTATATCCTACTGAATCAATATACACTGGGTATCTCATATAAGAGATGTACATTTTACTTGGTGTAAATGTACCATCTGTAAATATACTTATCTCATCAGAAGATATAAAGTTGAATGTCTCTTGATATTCAAAAGAAGGTCTATAATGAGTATTGTTTAAAAGCACAGATAAATCACCATGCTTTGCTAAATCCTTATTAATCCAAATCTTTCTATCAGTACATCTTCCTTTGTTAGCTAAAACATATGAATCTACATAGAACATATATTTAGGAACTAACAAATCTAAATCAGCAGACCATTGATTCAACTCTGTGTTTTTTAAAGTTAGAGATAGTTCACCATCAATATAGTTCACTACCAATCTTTGTAGGTCTTCGTAACGCTTTTTAAAAGAGTCAAAGCCCATACCTGAAACTGTACTAAACCCATCAACCTTTTGCTTTATAAGCTTTATCTGAGCTTCATTTAAAGCTAAAATTTTGTCTTCTAGATTAATTTGTTGATGCTCGTTAGTTGATAGTTTATTTAGTTTCTGGTCTATCTTATATAATAAACTATCTACAGGGATCATACAGAGGCTAGTTTTTTAAGTTTCAATTTTTGTTCCAAAGTGATTAATGCATCTTGATTATCTTCATCTGCTAAGAATCTAATTAAATCATCTTCATCTTTTGCAATAGCATGTTCACCTTCATATACTTTGTCATTTGCTTTAATTCTATAAATAGAATGTGCAACTGCTTGTTTTACTAAATCTTTAATATGGAGTAAGTTTTCACTCATGTCTGCAAATCTGTTAAACACTTCTACAGGATTTAAACCAGCGTGTTTACCATTTTTGAATTCAGTTTGTTTTAATAGGTTGTCTACTTGGTTATATACAGACTCTTCTTTAGAATCTTCACTAACTGGTAAACCTAATAATCTTGCTACCTTACGTTTCTTTTCAGGAGTCATTGCATCAAACTTAACAATAGCCTTGTTGATCAATTGTTTCTTCTTGAAAATCACTTGGTTTTCAATCTCATCATCAGCAACGTAAAATTGTATGTCTGCTGAATATTCACCACGCTCCCATGCTTGATAGCTAGAAGCAATTGTTGGATGAACTCTTAACCACGCAAACGCTAATTCTTGAGATGGATTACTAAAATCAAAGAAGTTATCACCATCCATTAACTTAACAGCTTGTACATGTAGTACGTCATCTGTAGATGTAGACAATCCATAGTTCCAAAATTTAGAACGAGGACCTAAGTCAATATCACCCATAGCAGCTTCAAGTTTTGCACGTAACGCTGTAACTCTTTCTATTTCTAACTCTCTTTCAAGATTATCACTAATGCGTCTAATGTAAGCAGCATTTGGATCAAGACCTGTTCTGTACTGACCATCAAGTTCTTTGTAAGGATACTTGAAAACACCTGTACCAGGAATTCTTGTTAAACCTTTTTGTGCAAGACCAGCCTGCATTGTTTGTAACTGAGAATTGTTATACTCTTTTTTTAAAGTAGAGATTTTTCCTATCTTACCCATATGTAGTTGTTTTTTATTTGGTTTATTTGCAGATGGTTCCCATTGAAGGGAATGCGGTGGGGCATGGAGCCCAAACCCATCCATCTGTGTGAGAAGATTCCCCCTCGTTGAGGGAGGGGGGAACATCTTCTCTGTGTAGTTTTAAGGATTTTAACCCTTAACTCTTTTATTAGAATTGAGGAATTTCTTCAATCAATACTGTTCTAGATAAATCTTCAATGAATACATCACAACGATCTTTCATCCAGATTTCGTATCCTGGGAATTTATTTGCAGAACTCATACCTTGAGACTTAGCAAAACCTAAGTGGTGACGAGTACCATCAATATAACCCCAAGTCATAGAAGGAGCACCCTTCATACGTACTTCACGAATGTTGTTGATCATAGAACCATCAGACATTGGAGATACATCAAACACCATAAATACTGGAGTTGACTTCTTGTTTTGTCCAAATTCTAAGTTTGTTTGAGGAAGATCTAACTCTTTCAAGTGAATTAACTCAACACGACCAGTCTCACGTGTAACCATTGCATCAAATGCAAAGTTGTAAGTAATGTGTTGACCTTCTCCTTGCATGTAGCGATTACCAGAATCAGCCATGAAAGTTAAACCAGAGTTTAATGCATCATTCTTTAAAGCTTGTTGGAACACGTCAAAACCAGCTTCGTTAGTGTACATTTTAACTCTACGATCCTTAACATCAACACGTCTGTAGAATAAATCACCAAACACTGAACGAATCAAGTTTGCAGTGAACTCACCACGGTTGTATTGTACTAAGTTACCGTTGTTACGCATTCTGTGGTAAACACCAGCAGATGTACGCTTTAATTCTTGCTTAGAACCATTAGTCTTCACGGTACCAGGCTTAGCCCAGATCATACGCTTAACTTTTAATTCTAACATAGACTTACGCATCCAGAACTCAATAAATGGTTCCCACTTAACATCATTACGAGTTAAAGGTAATTGGTTACGTCTTTGAGGAGCATAAACCAAAATATCTAAAGGCTTTCCAGAAGCATCTCTCATCATCTTGTCATCAGCCCACTCAGTGATCTTGTGCTCATAACCATATGCAGAACCTAAAGATTCAAACATTGTGATTTGCTCACCTAAACGAGGAAGACCTAATAAGTCTTGGTCAAATTCACCAATTGCAGCATCAACTAATTCCAATTCAATACCAACTCTTAAGAAGTTAGGACTAACGAAATCTACAGTTGGATTGTCTGTAACTAAAGTGAAAGTGTATAAGTAACCCATGTTCCAGTTTACTGGATCTTTGATTACATAGAAACGAGGACCGTACTGACGAGTACCTACAGATACAATTGCGTTCTTAGAGAACTCATTAGTATCAATTACTAATTGAAATTCTTGACCATCAATACCTGGCTTGCTCAGCTCTAAAGTACTTGTTGGAACGTCAATGATTTTAGGGAACTTGTAAGGAACTTGTACTTGCCACTTCCAAGCATCACTGTTATTATCAATATAGTAAGGAGTGCTCTTGTTAATCATGTCCAAGAAATCGTTACTGTAAAGAGAGCTCTGAGTATACAAACTTATGATTTTTTTATCATAATCTGCTGGCTCTGTAGAGTGAAAGCTTTCCAAGTGGTTCGCATCTGTCAATTTACCTACAGCACGCTTGTCCATAGAAGCTACTCTTGCGTAAGTAAAACCAGTTAAACCTGGAATTGTTTGAATTGCCATTTTGTTATTTTTTTAATTAATGTTTATTGAAATTGTTTATTGAAACCATGAGGTAGATTTAACTGGTTGTTTAGATTTCACAGCACTTTTACTAACCTGTCTGGCTACCTCACCAAACAATTCATTTGACTTTTTGGTGACACCATTCTTTTGAATCGTAGAAAGTGTAGGATCTTTTTCTAAGATCTTAAGTAAAAGAGCAACTTTCACTTTTCTTTCATGATTCTCAGGACGTTTAAGTTCTAGAATAGTACGATCAAAGTCTGTTAATGTTTCACCAGAACTTGTCTTATACTTATCTGTTACTAAGAAATCTTGTAGTTCACCAGCTAATTTTGGATTAAGAGGAATACCATCAAACTCTTTTGCTTTTAGCTTGTCTTGTAACACTGCTGTTACATTCTGAGCATATTGATATTTATATTGAGCTTGTTGTTGTAATTGTATTTCTTTCTCTTGTTCCATTTGTTGAAGCTTTGCAGCTTCTTTCTTTACTAAGACCTTGTGATGCTTTGTAGCAACACTTTCTAGATCTCCGTAGTTCTTTAGTCTTTCAACTTCAGAGGTAACATCTTCAGGATCAAGTCCTTGATCAGCTAAAGCTTGTTTAATTATAGAAACCTGATTTGCTTCTTGTGCAAGATCCATTTCAGCAAAAGATTGAATTTGGTTATATGCACCAAAGTAATCTTTAGGATCTACTCCTTTTACAAATATGGCATCAAATGCATTACGATAATCTTCTCCAAATTGACCTAAGAAGTTATCAACCACTTCAATAGCTCCTTTCTTTTTCTCAGCATTAAACTTCTCTAAGAATTGTTCTGGAGTTGAAATTTGTTCTTCTTCATCATCTTCTTGGGTGAATACACCCAATTTGAAAAGGTCTTTAGATAAAGATGAAAATGTTGATTCAGGAGCATCATCTCCCTCTTCATCAGCTTCATCTTCTTTACTATCTTGTTTACTAGTTTTTGCAACTGGTTGATTATCAGTATCTTCTGAATCATCACCATCTTCTTCATCATCTATACCTGATAAGAAGTCTGTTAAAGATTTCTTTTCATCAGGTTTTTTATCAGAAGTGTCATCACTAGAATTATCTGCAACAGGTTTTTTACCAGAATTTGCAGAAGTAGTTTTTTTCTCAGGAGCAGGAGGGGGAGTGTTATCAATGTCCTGAATGTCATCAGGATTAGATGTAGCACTATCAGGGCCCATTAAATCGCTTAACAATTCAGCGTTGCCCATTCCCATTTCCATTGTATCTTGGATACTAAAGTTCCCAAAACCTGGATTATCTAGATTTTCAGCCATATGTAGTTGAGTTTTAATTGGTTTTGTAATGTAAAAGTATACTATAGTAAATTAATATCAAAGAGATGAAGCTCTATATAGATCATTATTTAAGATAATATAGCATTAATATTTTTTACTCTAATCTAATTTATTAATAAAGTTGTCATTTATAAGTCTGATACTTCTTATTGGAGCTAGGTCAGTGAGTGTAACTTGTTGAACCTCAACCCCCCACTTCTTAGCTTCCACCCTTACTTTCTTAGTAAGAGTGTTATCAAGTTCAGAATCTGTACACTCATCTAATGTCATAGACATAATGACATTTTTAATGATGGCTTGTGACATATCTGATATAGCATCTTGAGCATCCCAAACTTCTAATAAGAATATTTTAACGTCAGCTATCTTATATTTAACCAATCCTTTCACAACAATGTTTTGTTTATCTGCTGTATATAAAGATTGTGCATCAAGACTTAATGTTGTAGTGACAACATGCTGGTCAATCACCTCATCAAACATTGGGATTTTGAAATGTATTCCAGGTTCAAGAACTTTTTTAAATTTTCCAAACCTAAGTAATACAGCTTTTTCGTAATCTCTTATTATAATTATTGGAGTTAGTTGTAACCACCAATTAGATATAATATCAATGAGTTTATCAAACATAATTATTTAGTTTTCTTATTGGCCCTACCTTTAGCGTTTTCTTTAGCAATAGCTAAATCATTTGCTTGGTTTTCTCTAGCCACTTGTAATTTTTCTCTTTCAACTTGAAGTTTTTGTGAAGCTAACATATTCTTAGATTGAATCTCAGCCATCTTACCTTGATAATCTTTTGTAGCTCTTGATTCTTCTGCAGCTAACTTATTGATTTCCAATACATCAGGAACACCAGATACATCAGCATCAGCTAATGGACCTGATTTAGACTCAGCTACAATAAGAGCAATCTCTTTCTTGTTGATTCTATCAAGCTCAGCTTGGTAGTTATCATTAGCAATCTTTTCTTGTTGTTGCTGTTGAGCCAACTGTATTTGAGCTTCAGCTTGTTGCTGTTGTTGATCTAATTGTTGTTGTTGTTGTTGTAACTTAGTAACTTCCAATTCTTCTTGTCTGCTCTTAAGAGTTTTGAACACCTTCTTCATTTGACGTACAGAGTTGGTACTGTAAAGTTCAATGATGTCGTGTAATGAACCACCGTTTTGAAGAACAGCTTGAGATAAGCCTCTGATTTCATTAAACATTTTCTGATCTTCTGGTCTATTAGTTAAATACACTTTAAGATCACGGAACTTAAGATCGTTACCATTCACTTGTACAAATGCAGATTCTCCTTCATTAGTAATATAAGAAATAGTTGATTCAGGCTTCTTAGCCTCTGTGTATAATGATGCATCAATGATAGCTTGATAAAGCTGACCTAATACATATTCATGAGCAACAAATATAGGCTCAGTTTGAGAGTATGATTGTGTAATAGCAGTGTTAGTACCTGTAGCTGACTCACTAGCTGAAACAGATCCCATACGTTGTCTAGACATACCTATCAATTCCCAACACTCATTCTTTAATTGTTGAGCTAGTGTATATCTAGATTGAATCTCTTGCGTACGTGTAAGGTCAATATCACGGAACTGGTTAAATGATGATGGGCTCTTCAAATTCTCTGGAGAGTCATCAATAAACATTACACCACGGTTACGTGCTTCCATTTCCCATACATCAAGAGCATCTTGTGCATCTCCATCTTTAGGAATAGGAATGTGTCTAATAGATGTTAAATACACCTTACCAACTTCTTTTTCTAATAGCTTGTATAATTGATTCATACAAACGTTATATAAAACTTGGAATGGTTTCATCATATCTACCAAACTTCTAGCTTCTGTATTCTTAACCTCATGAACTAATCCAATAATAGGACAATAGTTTAATAACTTATAAGGTTTAATGTGATAGATGTCTGGACCAATCTTAACACCTTGATACCACTGGTTAATCCAACCCCATTCTAAAGATTCTTCTGTAGGAATAGTTCCTGATTTATAGGTTTCATCAACAAGCATAGATTGCTCATTGCCCATTTCATCTATATAAATTAACTTACCAATCTTTTTCTTAGAAATCCAATATGTACGTACGACAACATACTTGTAACCAAATGAACTAACATTAGATGTAAGACCTAAGAAGTCTTGTAAGCCATCATTGTTTTCTTTCATTTCAGACTCAATTACCATTCTTGTTTGTAACACCAATGGATCATATGTATCATATTGTACTGAATCAATACCTGGAATAGCATTAGGGTTACCTAAATTAGATTCACGTACGTTAATTAAACCATAGTCTTGCAATGAACTACGTAAGTGATCTATCTCTTCTTTAGTAATATCAGGGAATGTTTCAATAATCTCAGATAGTTCCATCACCATAACTGTACCAGCAGCATAAGCTCCCTGTGCACGTCCTGAAGGATCTGAAATATATTTTCTATCTGGTGTAGTTAAGAAGAATGTATTTTTAGGATTAGACACTTCTATATTAAATCCAACCTTTGAGTTATCTTCGTAAATGTGATAGAACTCTCTAGAAGAAATTAATAAATCTCTAAAAGCGTCTTCACTCTTTTCTTTCATTATGAACTCAGCTTTCTGAGCTGTTAGTACGTGGTTAGCCCACTTCTCTGCAATAGATGTATAAGAATCAAGTTGATCCTGCACTTGATCCATTGTCATTTTTTGTAAATCTTCGTCAGCAATCTCTTCTCCTCTTTGAGCAGCTTGTTCTTGCACCTTAGCTTTAGCTTGACTAATTACATATTCTTGTAATATACCTGTCTTAAATTCTAACTCTTCTGCTTTACTATCATCATCAAAAGCTTTCACACGGAAAGCATCTGGACGTTTAGAAATCTCACCTACTAATTCATTGATAGGTGTTGTCATTATAGAATAATGTTTTACATATGCAGGAAGCTGTAAATCAGCTGTTAGCATATCTGTAAAACTTCTCACCTCAGGTTCTTGATAGAAATCCTCATGTCTTAAAATACCCTTCACTAAATCATAGTTCTTCACAAACGTATCACGGTTCTTTACATACTCAGCATATGCTTTGTTTGCAAAGTAGTCCATAGTGTTCTTGATCCAACTCTCATCCATCTTTTCCTTCTCAGTTTTAAACTGATCAGGGAAGATGTTTAAATAGGCATACCTGATTGTTGCGTCTTTTGTATATCTTATAATTGCCATTATGTAAACAATTTATTTCTTTTATATTTATTATGAGAGGTACCAAACATTCCACCTCTTGATTCTGTAAACAGTACATTTCCTTTCTTCTTACTAAACATTGCCTTCACTCTATCATCAGATGTTCCACCAATCTTACCCATAATAGGGTCCATCTTTAATGCCTGTGCAATAGCTAACTCTGCAGCAATAATTCTATCAAAGTTACCTGAGTCATTGTATTGTATAATCTCTTCAAGCAATACAGGATCAAATATCTTACTTACCCCTAGCACTTCTCTTATGGTATCACCAGCCTCATTTGTTTCTTTGAATATCACAGACTCCATATACTTTTTTAAGCAGGTGTGAAGATACTCAATTATTTTGTCACTTGAACGATGAATTCCATAATCTCTTTTAACTGTTGTGTTTGGAACAATTTCTTTAAGCCATTCAGGTTGCTTCTCTAAATAGTGAGCATCCCCTTTGGCCTTCATATATTCTATAAATGATATATCATCATTCTCACACAGTGTTCTGGCATTGTAATACTTAATAAGAAGTCTAGCTTGTTCTTCCCAAATTTCTTTCTTATCAGGTCTTGCACAGTACGAAGCTACGAACATATCTTGATACTTCTCACCACTAATTTCATGCATTCTTTTATATATGAATACAGAACCAAGTGAACTTGAATATGCAGACTTACCTTGTCTGTATGGATCTACTCCTGCTACGTACAATCCATAAGGAGGGTTTTCTACAGGAAATTCATATATAACTATAGGAGCATCTTTTGTATCACTGTTCTTTAATGGGAAGTTAGATATAGGAAGCTTGTCTGTGAACTCATGCTCAATACCATTTTCTCCAGAGAACAATATAACAGGAGTTCCTGTTCTTTCTTGTTGTAATAACCTGGTTTTCTGTCTTTTAGCTGATTCAATATCAAAGATGTTTGTATCCTCATTTAAGAAGATGTCATCCACCTCCATTGGGTAGTACATCTTTTCTTTTAAGTAGGCAATTCTATCTCCAGCCTTCTTAAGTCTTTCTAGATTCTTTTCTGTAATCTCTTTAGCTCTTTCCTCATCACCTACTAACATTTCAACGTTATATAAGTCTGATCCAGTAGGTTCATTTAAGAAAGCTCCTAATGTAGATTTCTCTTTAGCTTCCATTCTATATTTAGCTGGGATGAATAAGCCATGTACACGTTTATCATCTTTTGCATTATTATATGTAAGGAAGTTAAAGTTGTCTACGTCAAACATCAGGGATTTTGCATCCTGAAATTTCTTCATATCACCACCAGTGCCTGTGAGAATTGGAGAACATCCCCAACCATAGGGTGTAGTGAAACCTGGTATAGCCGCTTGTAAACCTCTAAGAAAATTTCCTTTACCAATCTCATCTATAATTAATTTACGTGGTTTTGTACCTGCAATTGCTTCTTCATTATTACCTTCATCAAGGTTACGTATCAGAATGGAAGAGAATGGGATACGTTCACCAGATTTGGTTTTAATACCTAATGTGACCTGGTTTTTCCAGTTATCCTCAATTCTCTGCCATCTCCAATACTCAGGGATAAAGTTTAATCCTTTATCTATTTTATCCGTAATAAGTTTTATATCTGGTGCATTCAAACCAGCAATAATATTCTGGGAGTTCTCGTCAAATGTTGCACCCCATGCAATATAGGATGCTTCAAGAACGGATTTAGCAAAACGTCTAATACCTAGAATAACTAAGCCCTTTTTTTCCTGTTGGGCTCTATCAATTTCGTTTGTTACCAGCCACTCATTATCTCTTAAAAACGGATTAGCATATTTTTGTGCAATTCTACCTCTATCATCTATAATATCCACCTCAGTGTGCCAGATGTTTAGGTGCCAATATAAAAAGGGGTTGATATACACACCCCCCATCATAGCACCGTTCAAACATAACTCTCTATGAAAGTCAAAAAATGGCTTACATTCAGGAGATTCTTTATCAGGAATACGTTTCTGATTTATGAACCAATCTTTGTAATCTATATTCTGTAGTTCAATCATTATTTTCTATTTGCTAAAAACTCAGCAGCAGCTCCTGACAACTCACCTTTACCTCTCACTTCCACCTTAGCTTCTTCCATGTTTCTTAGCTTATCTACCACTTCCACTAGGGCTAGGTAGTTCTTCATTGTCTCCTGTACAAACTTACCCTGAGCTTCAATACTAGCTATTACCATAGGTAACATTCCTCCCTTAGCTGTAGGTTTCCACTCAATCCTATCTTTCAATTCATGTAGTGGGTTTGCATTTACATAAGCTTTCCAGGAAACAAGCTGTGCTTCTGCCCATTCAAGCTCTGTATTTACATATGTAGTTTTTTTAATAGTCGCCATCTTCTTCTTCTTCTTTTAGTATATTATCAAGGTCCATACCCTCTTTAATTATTTTTTCAAGCTCAGACTCATCTGTATGTGGAATATCCATCTCAATCTCTGTCTTATATTTTTCCAAAGCAAAGACTAATTCTTTGTCTGTCATTCCCCATATATCTCCATAATCACTAAGAGCTGTAGCAAGATGCCTTCCTAAATTGTATGTAGGAAAGTCTTTATGTAGTTCTTCTAGTATATAAAGAGCCTTTTCGTAGTTGTTCTTTTTACTCATATTAAATCATTCAAGTCTTTGTCAGACAGTTTTTGATTTAGAAGCTCATTTATATCCATTCCTTTTACAGGAACATTTTTAAAGTTATCTTCAGCCCCTTCCATCATGTAATCTGTTGTAAATGATATTGCCATTCTATCTTGATCACCATCTGGAACACCTGTAATATCAATATAATCCACACCTTTATTATAGAGCTCTACTAGGATTTCTATAAATCCATCCAAATGGATCTTTTTGATTTGCACTGTGTTATTATCCATGAACTTCTTTTTTTAATGCTTCCTCCTCTTCTACATTAGCTAGAACAGCTTCCCATTTCTTAAGAGGACAGTCACATGATAAACATTTTGTTTTAGCAATTAGCATACATCCACAATCTGTGCAATGTACATCAAGTCTGACAGTTTTATGTTTTGTTGATATGAGATCACACTCCTCACATATAGCCATTCTTTCATCACTCACTTGTTGAATGTGAGCTCTCATATTCTCAGCTGGGAAAAGGTTATTTTTCCAACCCTCATATATCTGGGAGAAGTTAATCTTCATATGTAGTTCTTGGTTTAAGTTGGTTTATTTGCACTATTGTCTTCTCTAATGTGACAATAGAAGACTTTCTCTTTTGTTCAGACGTATTAACATCATCAATAATACGTTCCATGGCTAGCTTTTTAGCATTCAGCTTCTCTACCTTCTTTCCTGCCTTCTTTCTGTTAAAGAAAAGCTTTCCAAATCCAGAAATTTCTATGCTGTCATTTAAGTCCATTGCCTCATTGGCTGATTGGAACTGATGATTGACCACTGTCTCAATTGTCTTCTCTGAAACCATCATCTTAACAGCTAGTGTCCTGACTAGATAATCCTTCACTGACATTGAGATTGGCTTATCCATGGCTTACCGTTATTTGTAAGACAATGTCTTTCTCAAAGTCTAGGATGATGACTGGGTTGACCTTTACCTTGGTACCGTCCTTGACAAATACACCAATACGTTTAAGCTTGGAGATGATATTGTTGATGGTTGGGGGCGAACTTTTGTACTTCTCACAGAACTCTTGACGGACATTGGCATAGGAGATGTTACCCTTGATGGCTGTGAAAGCGATCAATTGCACCTCACGTTCTGTCAATCCAAGACCATTCACAGCTGACAGTATATTGTAATACTTCTCAGCCACAGCGTAGGAATCCCCCACTGGTCTCTTCATTTTCTGAACAATTAGCTTCTTGTTGTCTGTTGGTTCCATAATTAGTTAAAGCAAAGGTATGTATATTCCTTTGATTGTCAAATAACTATTTTAGTTATCTGGAATAGGAATGCTATATTATGCACTATTTTTATAATCCATTATATTCTACCAATAAATTGTAGATGGTATACAAGCTGATTAGATGTACTTAGGGCCCCCCCTAAATCCCCCCCAAAGTTACAAAGACTTTTTTGTAACCACCAAATTTATTTTTGGCTATTATCAAAACTTGCAGAATTTTCTAATTTTGATACTACAAGAGTTTATAATTTTGGTGCAACATTCCATCACTACATACCATAACATATCTTAATGTGTTATAAAAGCAACATTGTTAAGCTGAGCACGTTCCTTATAAGACACATTATGTTCACAAATAAAGCTTGTTCACGAATACGTGAACAGAAGGAAAATGTGAACAATATGTAAAGCAATAGCTTGACAATACGTAAGGTTGGGTAAAGCTATACCTTGACAAATGTCAAGTTTACTGATCCAAAAACTTGACAATCTAGGAAGTGAAAAGCTGCCAAACCTGGAAGTCTGTAACAAATTTATATACTTATTTGTTACGAGCGTGTCACAAATATTTGAAAAACTGTGACACAATGTGCATGAAACATTTGGAAAAATTCATGCAAACATTTAACACAGGGGCATGTTAAGCCATTGGTCCTCAGATGATTATACCCAACGTTCCTTGTGGAACATTTTACAAAATTTTTTTTCCAACTTAACAACCCCCCTTGTCCAAGGGAGGGGAGGGTACTACTGCTTGATACCCCACCTGTGAATTGAGAGGTTGGGGATACCCCACCTGATCATTAGTATCAAACACTGCTTTAAAATAGCAAGATTGACCTTTTTTTTAATCAGCCCCTTAGCAAGGTTGATGAGTTTTATGATAAAAACAACTTTGCTAAATTTATTAATCTTTAAAACTTTTGATTATGCAGTTCTATTATGATTTCAAGAAGATGATGGTAACTAATCCATTAGATGGCATTACTCATTTCTTTGTTAACCCAAGAATGATTGATGGCTTTAAACAATTAAAGCTTGATGAATGCTGTTATCCTGATCAACTAAGTCTTGATGAGAATTTACCAATCTTAACGCTACCAATGGAAGCATTAGGTTTGGACAAGGCTGTTGTGACATTAGATGATAATGGTCGCAATGGTAAAATTAAGACTAATGGTCTTACAATCTACTTTAACAAGCACGATAGTAAGAAGAACACCATTAGGATTAATACAGTATTAGGATCTAAACCTCGTAAGAATAGTGATGGATTTGAGTTGAGAATGGCTGAAATAGTTAAGTCTATTGTCAACGAGGAAAACATTTGGTAGGAGAATTAAGAGAGAGTGTAACAGCTCTCTCTTTTTCCACCAACTTATAGATACACCACCTGATACCCCTCCTGCAACCTGAGTATTTTAACATAACAATAAACAATCAAAAACCTTATGGTGTACAGGCAACCAACCAAGTATTATGGCTTTACCAATTTTCCAAGCTTACCAAGCTTCTGCAACAGCAACTACATTAGTTAACAACGGTTCTGTAAGAGACCTTATGACTGAGAAGGGTGCATTAGGTTTGATTCCGTCTAACTTAAAGCGTGAGACTAAACTCAATGCTAAGGGTGAAATGGTTTACAATCGTGTCTTAGTGTTAGTGTATAATGGCAAGATTGCTGAGAATGGACAACCAGAGTCTATTAGCATCAGCTGTTCTGAGTCTGTTAGTAGAGACCTTAGAGCTAAGAACATCACATTATCTGAGTTAGCAGACTATTCTATCCTTGAAGATCAGAATGGAATCAATTACATCAGTATGCCAGGAACAGGTGTTGTTAAATTCAACGCATCTGAATTAAAGACCGTGGCCGTGAGCACCAAAGCAGTTAATCACCAAGACTTAATTGCATTGTAATTTAATTAACAAGGGGATAATCAATTGATTGTCCTCTTGTTTTTATACATAGGGTGGGCAGAATGGCACATTCAATAGGGTTGGGCTTGTAAAACAACACAACTCTCTCATTCTTAACAATTTATTTGTGAATGTGAGAATAGGTGTGTCACCCTCACATGGTTTATGTATACCAAATCACTATTCATCAATCACGCTATACAATACAATATATATAGCATTAAATAACACAACACATGAACTTCATCAAACACATTGCTAACTTATTAGCTCTATGGACTATACCTTATATTATAGTCTTGTTCTTCTTATTAGTATCTGGATTTGCATTTGTATACCAAGATGCTATTTGTTCCACTCCTTACATTATATGTTATGCATTCTACTTTATGATGATATCTATATTGTATATGTCTGGGGATGATAAAGACTTTGAATCTATTAAACTATTTAAAACCAATTAGTTATGAAATTTGTATTTGCATCAATGACTGTAATCACCTCTATTGCAGGTAGTTACTTATTAGTTACAGCACCAACAATGTCACACTTGATGTTGGGTGTTATATTTATCCTTTCAGCTATTGTATGTCTATTGTTCCTTGTTATTAAGGATTATAGACAAGAATTAAATTTCTGGAAGAGCATGAAAACATTTGTATTTGTAGCAGCAATGTTATCATTAGGGTCATGTACAACTGTTAGACAGACATGTCCTACTAATGATTCACATTACTTTTACAAACAAGTAAAAGTTAAACCTTATTATCACAGACGTTAATGTATTCTTTCGTTATTAGCCTTTAGCGTACCAAAGGTAAGATTACATATATTATAGGAGTTTATCTGTTCTACTTCATTGATCAGAGGCTTTGTAGATT